GTCGCTCCTGCTGGACCCGTAGCTCCCGTAGGCGTTACGGGTGACATCGGTCCTACGGGAGCTACGGGTCCAGCAGGAGCGACAGGACCAGCAGGAGCAACAGGACCAACTGGACCGCAAGGTGTAACAGGTGATATTGGACCTACTGGTGTTACTGGACCAGCAGGTGCTACTGGTCCAACAGGACCTACTGGGCCTACTGGAACAACAGGCGCGACAGGTCCTACAGGCGTTGGAAATATTATAGGATTTAATGCTCAAACAGGTACAACTTATACTTTAGTAGTAGGAGACGCTAGTAAAATAGTTACCTGTAATAACGCTTCGGCTATTACAGTAACAGTGCCACCTTCGGTATTTAGTGCAAATGACCAGATACACGTAGCCCAATATGGGGCAGGTCAAGTAACCTTTTCGCAAGGCTCTGGAGTAACTATAAATTCAACTGGCGCTACTACTACAGCTCCTAAACTTAGAATGAATAAATCAGCCGCTACCATTATCTGTACGGCAAGCAATACGTTTTTAATCGTTGGAGATATAGCCTAGTCTAGTATATGAGATACTTTGACAGAGTTATTGTCATCAATGTTCCAAGGCGTTCGGATCGTTTAGAGCAGTTCCGCAAAGAAGCTGAAACAGTTGGCTTTGACTTTGAAGTACATTCAGCTATGGATGGACAGTTCCTAGGTATGGACCCGATAGTGGCTGGCAGGTTAAGTCATATAGAGGTTCTACGAAAGATAAAGCCAGATGAGATGGTTCTTATCTGTGAAGATGATGCTAAATTTAGAGAAGATTTTAATGAGGCTCTAGATAGGTATATGGCAGACCTACCCGAAGACTGGGATATCTTCTATCTAGGAGCAGTAAAGAATGAGACTAAGCCAGTCAATAATCACTGGGTTAGACAGGTAGTATCAACAGGGACTCAGGCCTATTGTGTAAATCCTGCCAAGGTAGATTTATTTATCCAGATAGCCAGAGAGTTTGACCAGTGGATAGATGTGGCTTATAGGGTCTGGGCTAACAGGACTAATGCCTATATTGCCCAGCCAAACCTGGTAATTCAGCACGATGGATTCTCAGATTTACGCGGCGAGTTAGTCTCTGATTTCAAAGGTTTTGAGTAGAATTGTGGTATGAGATTCCACGTAGTAGCGCTACCACACACACAGACCACTAAAGAATTCGCAGGTTGTGCGTACACTGAAAAGGTTCGCAGATTCTGCAATATGATGAAAGGGTTAGGCCATACGGTCTACCTATATGCAGGCGATGAGAATGAAGCTCAAGTAGATGAGCACATATCTTGCATCTCTGAGACACAAAGAAGAATCGTTGTAGGCAAGAAGCCTTATGTTGAGGCACCTTTTGATTATCGTTTACCTCACTGGCAAAAGTTTAATAAGAAAGCTGCTGCTGAGATTAAGAAACGAGCAGAGAAGCACGACTTCATCTGTGTAATTGGTGGAGCAAGTCATAAGCCAATAGCAGATGCACTGCCAGAAATGATGACAGTAGAGTTTGGCGTAGGATATGCAGGAGTCTTTGCTCAATATAAAGTTTATGAATCTTATGCTTGGATGCACGCAATCTATGCTCAACATAAGAACGCTGCTCAAGTAGATGGTTCATTCTTTGATGCGGTGATTCCAGGTTATCTAGATCCTGATATGTTCCCAATGGGCAAAGGTGATGGAGACTATTACCTGTATGTCGGAAGAATGATTCCGAGAAAAGGTATAGACATTGCAGCGCATATCTGCAAGACCATCGGAGCAAGACTTATCTTTGCAGGTCCTGGACCACACATACCAAACTATGGTGAGTACATAGGAACAGTAGGACCTGAGAAGCGTGCAGAGTTAATGGGTGGAGCGATAGCAACATTCGTCCCAACGCTTTACTTAGAACCTTTTGGTAATGTGAACATTGAATCACAAGCCTGCGGAACTCCAGTAATTACTACAGACTGGGGTGCATTTACAGAAACTGTAGTGCAAGGTGTGACAGGTTATAGATGTCGCAACGTAGAAGAGTTTATCTTGGCAACACAGAACGTCAAGAATCTAGATAGGCAAGCTATCAGGGATAGGGCTATATCGCTTTATTCAGTTGATGTTATAGCAAAGCAATATGAATACTATTTCCAGAGACTAATGACGCTCTGGGAAGATGGCTGGTATACGGAAGGAAACAATGCCAACACTGGGAGAAATGATTGATGAGGTCAAAGCCAACCTACAAGGCTATGCTCTTCGTCAAGACAGAGTAACATACATAACTAATCCAAATGGTATTACTTCTAGCGATACCTCTATCGCTATTGGATCTGCTAATAACCTTGCTAAAGGTATAGTTGAGATAGATGAAGAACTACTTTGGATTGATACTTTTAGCACTGCTACCAATACTTTGAATGTAGCTCCAGGCTTTGGTCGCGGATACCAAGGAACCAGTCCAGCACCACACGGTCAATATGCTCAAGTTACTTTATCCCCAACCTTTCCTAGAGTTAATATCAAGAAGGCTATCAACGATACGATTAACTCGTTCTATCCTAAACTCTGGGCAGTATCGTTTACGACTTTTACTTTTAATGCTTCTCAAACAACTTATGCTCTACCAGATGATGCCGAGAGTATTCTTTTTATGTCTTGGCAGACCACAGGTTCTTCTCAGGAATGGTTACCTATTAACCGTTGGAGAGCAGACCAAATGGCAAATACTGCAACCTTCAATACTAATGTGACTGTGAGTATCTATGAGAACATACAACCTGGTCGTACCGTTCAGGTATGGTACACAACAGAAGCCAATACCCTTGATTCTAATTCCGATGACTATGCTGATGTTACTGGTCTACCTGGTAGCTCTGCTGACGTTACTGTACTCGGTGCTTCATACAAACTTCTCAGTTTCCTTGACGCTGGTCGTATAAATCTATCCAGTGCTGAGGCTGATCTTAACGATACTAAGAATCCATTTAACTCTGGTGCATCTGCATCTCGTTACATCTTTGCTTTATATCAACAAAGACTTCAGGAGGAGGCACTGAAGTTACAAGACAGGTATCCAATTCGCATCCATTACACAAAATAGAGGTAAATAGATGACTAGAAAATACTCAAGTATCAGCGTTGCGACAACGCTTGCCAGTGGTATAAATACAACTGCTACCAGTATGACGGTAGCAACAGGAACTGCTGCAGCCTTGATGGGTGGTGTCTCACTAGGTGTTGGTAACGTAGACATATTCACAGTGGCTATAGATGTAGATACGATAAATGAAGAAATTGTTTATGTGACAAACGTATCTGGTGACATCTTGACTATTAGCCGAGGAAGGGCTGGAACTGGAACTCCAGGTGTATCTGGTATAACTCACTCTTCAGGTGCCACAGTCAAGCACGTTCTAACCTCAGATGATTTAACAGATTTTGAAAGCGCAGTATCGCCTATAGCAAGCCTAGGTTTCTCTGGGTCTACATCTGGCACCACAACAGTACAAGCAACTGCGGTAGCAGGAACCACAACTCTAACCTTGCCTGCTGCTACAGATACTCTGGTAGGTAAGGCAACTAACGATATTCTAACCAATAAAACTCTTACATCGCCAATCATTACAACCCCAACTATGCGTCTTTCTGTAAACGCTCAGACTGGAACTACTTATACTCTGGTTGCTGCAGATGCCTCTTACAAACTTGTCACAGCATCTAATGCTGCAGCGATAACAGTTACAGTTCCTTCAAGCGTATTTAGCGCAGGAGATGTTATTAACCTGCAACAAATAGGCGCAGGTCAAGTTACCTTTGCTCAGGGCGCTGGCGTTACTATAACTTCAACTGGAGCTACCTCAACTGCTCCAGCTTTAAGAACTCAATATTCAGCTTGTAGTGTGATCTGTACAGCAAGCAACACATTTACTATCGTAGGAGATATTGCCTAATGCCTATTCTTGGAATTATCGCCAGTTCTATCTCAGGTAATTTAGATGCTGGCGACTTTGAGTCTATTGCTACTGTAAGCGTTGGTAGCGGTGGAAGTTCTACTATTACCTTTAGTTCAATCCCTTCAACTTTTTCACATTTACAAATTAGATATATGGCACGAAGTAATAGAAATGTTAACGATGGTGAATATGTTCTTATGCGTTTTAATGGTATAAATTCTACTGCTTCTTATTATGGACAACACTATGTTAGAGGTAATGGTTCAGCAGTTTTGGCAGCAGCAGACGGAACCGCTAATACATCTTATATAGAAAGATTGCCAGCATTAAATACCCTATCGTCTGTTTTTGGTGCTGGAATTATAGACATACTTGATTATAAAGATACAAATAAAAATAAAGTGTGGAGACATTTGGGAGGATATGATGCAAATGGTGATACTGCTGCAAATATTCGCATTTCATCAGGAATGCTGCTATCTACCCCAGCAATTAGTTCTATATCATTTGTTCCTGGAGAGGGAACAATTTTTACACAATACTCTCACTTCGCCCTCTACGGAATACGTACTTAAATTATGCTAATGATATGTAAAATAAAAAGTTGCTCTACAGAAATTAGAGCAAAAGGTTATTGTTCTAAACATTTAAGACGATATAACAAATATGGCAGTGCTTTGAAATATAATAAAAAACGAGGCGGTGGTCACAACAAAAAGTTTGACATTTGCCAAATACAAGATTGTGGCAAGAAACATCAGTCTCGCGGTTTTTGTCAGATGCACTTAAGGAGATTCAGTTTGTATAATGATCCTAACAAAATAATGAACACTGGTGTAAAAAGTGACAAATATGGCTATGTTCAAATTAGAGTCGTAAGTGGTAACGGAAGTAAAGGTAAATACAAGTACGAACATCGTATAGTTATGGAACAAATGATAGGCAGAGAACTTTTACAGAGTGAATCTGTTCATCATAAAAACGGGGTTCGCAATGATAACCGTATTCAAAATTTAGAATTATGGTCTAAGGCCCAGCCAGCAGGTCAGAGAGTGGAGGACAAAGTGGAATATGCTTTAGAAATTCTACGGGTATACGCACCTAAGTATCTGTTAGGGGTGAGCGCATAATGCCTACAACTTATGAACCACTTGCCACAACAACGCTGGGAAGCGCTGCTGCAACAGTTTCATTTACTTCAATTAGTGGTAGTTATACGGATTTAGTTTTGGTTATGAATACAATAGGCACAAGCGCAGGCGGCGATGTGCAGGCTCAATTTAACTCAGACACAGGCTCTAACTATTCCTGCACAATTCTTTACGGCACAGGAAGCGCGGCTGGTTCAACTCGTCAATCTAGCGTTTCATCTATCCTGCTGGATTACTACGCAGAACTAAATACAGCAGTCTCCAACCGTATTGTCAGTATTCAGAACTATTCAAACACTACAACCTACAAGACACTTCTCAGCCGAGCAAATAACGCGGGGCTTGGGGTAGATGCAATCGTGGGGCTGTATCGCTCTACTTCAGCAATTACTTCGATATTGATTAAAATAAGTAATGCAAACACCTTTGCAACAGGCTCAACCTTCACTCTCTACGGAATTAAAAGTGCGTGACCTTATGACAACTAATTTTAGAAAGGCGGCATAATGGCTAACACATATGAGGCAATAGCCACTGTAACTGTGGGTAGTGGTGGGGCTGCTAATATAGAATTTACCAGCATACCTGCTACATATACAGATTTGCTATTGAAGGTATCTCTTAAAAGTGATACTGCCAATGCAAGTGATAATTGTCTTTTGAGATTCAATGGCGATACTGCTAGTAATTATTCATCAAAAAGACTTTATGGAAGCGGGTCGGCAGCGGCATCTGACGCACCATCTGGGACTTCTTTGAGCGCAAACATTGTTTCAACAAATGTTTCCAATTCAACAAGCACATTCAACAGCGGTGAAATTTATATCCCTAATTACACTAATAATTCCATCGCAAAAAGTATTTCTATGGATGGAGCGCAGGAACGAAATAATACAGAAAGTTATTTAGCAATTCACGCGGGGCTTTGGAATAATACTAACGCAATAACATCAATACTTTTGTTTCCTTCAATAGGGACAGAATGGGACCAATACTCAACAGCCACCCTATACGGAATCAAAAACTCATAACGAAAGGAAAAACAATGTCACATAAACTAATCGTAGATTGCTCAACTGGAGTAACTACTGAGGTAGAACTAACTGCCGAAGAGATTGCTCAGCGTGAAGTAGATGCAGCAGCATTTGCAGAAATCAAAGCAGCAGAGGAAGCAGCAGCACAGGCTAAGGCAGATGCTAAGGCAAGTGCTCAGGCCAAACTAGCAGCACTCGGTCTGACAGCAGACGAGATCGCAGCACTTTCCTAACAACTAAGGAGTAAGTAATGGCCTATGACCAGGACATCACCGAGGGTATTCCCTACGTACTTTCCAACCCTGCTGGGGCCACTAGCTACTCATCTACTGGCGAGGCATACGATGTAGCCTTTGCTGGTCTGCCATTCTTCTTGGCAGCTAGTGATGACACACCCTATCGCCGCGTCACAGCTCAGTATCGTAAGCAACAGATTGACCAGACCAGAGAGCCTGGTGAGCAGACTCTTACTGGTTGGTGGCTACGCTCACAGTCATCATTCCACCTTGGTGCTGGTATTAAATACTTTGAACCACTACAAGATGAGTCGCTTCGCTTCCAGTTTACAGAGTCCAAAGGTGTAGATGTCTGGACCAAGGGTCAGGCTACCCTGCTTAACACCACAGTCAGGGCTAGAGCTGCAACAGCAACTAACCTATACCTAGTTGGTGCTAGAGATACTGCTAATAACGTAGATGCAGTTGTCTTTACTGAAGGAGTTGACCTTAAGAAACTTACTATGAGTAACGATACACCTACCGTTACTACTTATACCTTAACAGCAGCTCCACATACCCTTGATTTTATGGCTTTAACCTCTGATGGCACTAGATACTTTGCTGCAGATAATGACAAACTTCATAGAGGTAATATCTTTGGTTCTACATCTGATGGTCATATCTATGATCTTGATGGTCCAGTTACCACAGTAGCACTGCGTTATGCAAAGCAACGTTTACTTGCTGGTGTGGGTAGAGAGTTATATGAATTAGATTCTAATAAGAGTGCCACTGCAGGTGGTCACGCTTTACCTACCGCACTTTATGAACACCCAAATCCATCTTGGATATGGACAACTATATCTGAAGGACCTGCTGCTTTCTATGTTGGTGGCTATGCTGGAGCTCAGTCATCTTTATACAAGGTTACTTTAGATCTTGCTAATGCTAATGCTCTTGGATTCCCAGAACTTAATGTTCCAACAGTAGTTGTTGACCTACCAGAGGGTGAGATATTAAACGCCTTTGATGTATACCTTGGTACCTTTGGAGTTCTTTGCACTAATAAAGGCGTAAGAGTTGCGGTGGTATCTGCTGATGGTGACATAAGTTATGGACCATTGCTAGTAGATACAGAGTGCAAGAGTGTAACTTTCAAGGATAAATTTGCTTATGTAACAACCTTGCAAGGTACTGAGTCAGGTCTAATCCGTATTGATTTATCACAGCCAGTAGTTCCTAATAGCCTTGTCTTTGCTTATGCTTGGGATGTTTGTGCAAGTGGTGAGACTGTTAACCCATCATCTACAGACTTCCTTGGTACTACCGATAGAGTTGTCTTTGCTGTTCCAGGCGATGGAATATGGATTGAATCATACGGAGTCAAGGTTGCATCTGGTTATATGCAGACTGGTTATATCCGCTATAACACCTTAGAGCCTAAGATATACAAGTTACTATTTCCTAGATTTATCTCTACCAATGGTGGTCTAAGCCTGCAGTCTATTGACTCTGCTGGCACTAGCTACAATATCGGAACCTATTCACAGGGTGAAACTGTTACAGAAGGTGGTATCCCTTATCCTGCTTCAGCTCAGGAGTATCTAGGATTTAAGTTTACATTTACTCGCTCTACTGCCGATACAACTCTTGGCCCTATATTTAATGGTTACCAAATTAAATCTCTACCAGCAATCCCTCGTCAAAGACTGATTCAATATCCAGTCTTCTGCTATGACCACGAGACGGATAAGTTTGGAGTAGAGGTAGGCTATGAAGGTTCTGCTTGGGATCGTATGCAACAACTCGAAGCAGTAGAAAATCTTGGCGACACTCTTGTTGTTCAGGATTTCAGAACAGGTGAGTCTTTCATTGGACTCATAGAAGAGATGGACTTCATCAATCGGACACCAACAGATAAGCGCTTCTCAGGTTTTGGAGGCACTTTGCTAGTAACTATACGGAGCGTATAATGACACCTACAGAATGGGCTGGGCTAGCTGTAGCCACATTAACAATAATCACTGGATTTGCTGGACTTATACGCTGGTTAGTCAAGCATTACCTATATGAACTAAGACCCAATGGTGGCTCAAGTGTCAAAGATAAAATCAATTTGCTAGAAGAAAAAGTAGAATTATTAACCGAGCTAGTCAAGGAAGCACTGAGGAAATGAATGAAACCTGTTGTAAAGAGTGCAACACCTGCAGCACTTGCCGTTCTCAGGCAGGCAACTGCGCTTGTTCCCAAGCGAAAGAAGGCATCGG